GTAGCTTCCACCACCACCGCCACCTGTATTTGCTGTTCCAGCAGTTCCTGTTCCAACTCCATTTCCAGCACCACCGCCACCAGAACCTCCAGCACCAGATGGGTTTCCTACAATATAAGTAGCACCACCGCCACCACCAGCATAAGTGACAGAAGAACCAGTAATTGAAGATGCAGTTCCATTACCGCCAGCACCTGAAGTTGTAGAATTTACTGCGTTTGCACCAGTTGCACCAGCACCACCACCACCGCCTGATGGATATGGCCCAGAAGTAAATCCAACATTTCCACCGCCAGCATTTCCTTGTCCTGATGTACCTGAACCACCTGTAGTTGTTCCGCTTCCTGAAGCTGCGCCACCGCCACCTGAGCCACCACTTGCGCCATTATTACCAGCAGATGTTCCAGCACCTCCACCAACAGAAGTAATAGTGCTTAATCCTGAACCCGAAATTACAGAATCTGAACCATTAGAGCCTGCGCTTCCACCGCCACCAACAGTTATTGTATAAGTTGTTCCGGCATTTAAAGATGCAGTAGATGTTCGATAACCACCAGCACCACCACCACCGCTAACACCACCGCCACCACCAGCAACCGCTAAATAACTAGCGGTATAGGTAGTTGAAACAGGTATAGCATCTTGAAAACCAGAATAAGGCAACCAACCTTGTGTTGAATCTATATATACAAATGAAACTGATTCTCTTTGGTTTTGCAATAAAAGATTAGCTGTTTCGCTAATTATTTTATTTCCGTTTGGATTAATAGTGACATTTTTTGTATTCCATGTACCAGCATAATCAGTCAAAATAATAATATTTCCAGCAGACGGACTTGCAGGGAAAGTAACTGTAATTGCTGTTGAAGTTGTATTTACAGGATAACCATTTCCAGAAGAAGCTGTGAAATTTGATGTTTGAACAGATTGCCAAGATATTGTTCCTGAAATACCAGTTAATGATGCTCCAGAGCCACTAAAAGCTGTTGCAGTTAAAGTTCCAGTAGAAGGAACAAAACTTAATTTTGTAGAAGCAGTTTTGGCTGGTAAGTTACCAGTTGTGGTTGTTACCCAGGTTGGATAAACAGAAGTAGCCGTTGTTGTATCGTCTGTAATACCTATGTTTGTAGCGTTTGTAGCAGTTGTTGCAGAACCAGCCGCAATAGTTGATTGTGCTACCCATGTTGGGGAGGCAGCAGAACCACCTGATTGCATTAAATAGCCTGAAGTGCCATAACCAGTTGTACCACTAAGGGCAGGAGTTGTACCTAAGTTTGTAGATAAGCCAATAGCACCTGAAGCGTTAATAACGTGAGATGATTGTCCTGCTGTACCGTAGGTTAAGTATGTTTTGTAACCATTACCAGAACCAACAGACACATCACCATCATGTCCTGAGAAATAAACACCATTATTAATACTATAAAAATCAACAGGAGTACCTGAACTAAACACAGACGAGTTCATACCAAACTCACCATAATAAGATGAGTCCGTGCCTAAGTCATTACTTAGTACGTAGTTGGTAGAGGCTCCTGCAGTGCCTGATTTGTTTTGCAACAAAGTTTGTAAATAACTTCCAGATACCGATGCACCTGCTGCGTAGTTTGAATTAGACGCATTAAAAGATAATACAGGAGTTGTGCTTGTGGTAGAGTTTGTTGCTAATTGTGGAACAGTTGTTGTTCCTAGTGAGTCTTGAATGGCAGCTTTCTTAGCTGCATAGTCACACCATACATCTTTTGTGCCTGCAGAAAAGCTAACTGCAGAACCTGAATTAGAAGACGCTAATACAGTGGTTCTAGTTAAAACTAAACCAGTTGCATCAAGAGTACCATAACCAACCTCCCAGTTTGAACCTGATTGGTCAGCTATGGTGTAATACGTTGTATTGCTGGCTCCAATTCCAGCAGAAAAGGATTGATAACCTGAAGCAGCACCGAGCAGAGTTGCTGCTCCTGTGCCTACAACAATAGTAGTTTCTTTAACCCGATCTGCTAGAACGAAAGCCATATATTCCTATTAACTAAATTGTACTTTAAAAGTAAACTGAATTGAATCTCCGTTGCTTAAAGCAATACCAGTAAAGTCACCTTTAACAAACAAGTTACCTGAAGTAGAAGCATCAAACAAACCAGCATTAGTGATTGTCTCACCAGTTGCTGCAGTCTGAGTACCAACTACTTGGAAAGTATCATTGGTTGTAGAAGTTGTAACTTGAGTGGCTGTGCCTGAGACACGAGGAGTCACTTCAGTAAACAAAGTTGTGTCAGTCGCACCAGTTGTACCTGCACCAGTACCCCAAGCAACATAGCTTGGTGTAGTACCTGATCCGTTGATACGGCTAGTTACGATGGCACGACCAGTGTTAACTAGTAGTGTAGCCATGTTTATTTCCTTTCGATAAGTTTTCCTTTGCAGGAATAACTCTTAAATTGTATTCAACATGTAAACCACAAACATCTGCACCTTGCAAAGGTACAATATGGTCTACATGCCACGCTTCAAGACCTTCTTTATTTAACATAGCAGCTAATTGATATTTACATCTTATAGCAGTTAAATTAGCCCAGGAAGGAGTCGCTAAAAACTTAATTGCTCGTCGTTTTGCACGAATAGCATTTCTAGTGCCTTTATTGTTTACATCCCAGAGTCTTTGTGCTTTCTTAGCTTTATCTAAATTATTATAATAATATTCTAAAGATTGTTTAATTACTTTTTCTTTATTTTTATTATAATAAGAATTAGTTAGCTTTTTTATACATTGTTTACACGCTGTAGCGTAACCGTCTTTAGACTTAGCCCTCTTATGGAAACCAGTAATATCTTTTTCTAAAATACATTTAGAACAAGTTTTTACTTGGATAACCATTTTTTAATTCTCCAAATAAACATCTTGATAGGGTTGCAATGGTAGTAATCTATAACGCCAAGTTCCACCTTACTGCCATCAGCACGAATGATGGTAGCAACAAGTTGGATTTCTTTAGCGTCTAGATTAGTTTGCATTACGTATGTTGTTTTACCAACTCAAGAACGATTGTAAATGTTAAGACTTGTCCTGTGCCTTCATAATCAAAGGTAGCTACAATATCTCCTGTTGGGCTGGCAGCATTATTAATAATACCACCATAGTGTCTAGCTTCTACTTTACCACGTCCTGCAAAGTTCCAGAACACAGTATTAGTAGAAGCACCCTTCCAAAGGACGTTCACAGTTAATAAATCTTCTACGTCGTAGGTGATTCTATCAACACGTAAGCGATTAGCTTTAACACCATTAATATCAAAGTCACTTAAGTTAGCAGGGGCAACAATAGTGTAAACACCAGCGTCCGTAGCTGTTAAAGTACCTTCGTATTTGATTACAACATGGCGTGGACCGTCTACTAATATTTGAGGTGTTTGAATGACAGTAGTCATGTAAGCCTCCTATTAACGTGAAACTTCGACAGCAGCTAATACGTAGTCAATGGTCATTGTTTCAGTAGCAGTTGGAGTATCCGAGAAGATTGGAGACAACAAAGCACTAGTCAAAGTAGTACCAGAAGAACCGATAGTTGGTGATGTAACACGAGCAACTAAGTTACCGTTAACATATACTACTAAATCAGTATTGTCATAGTGGAAACCTAATTGAACAAAAGTATTAGCAGCAACAGTAGCTACGCTTGTTAACAAAGTAGTAGATGTAGAACCTACACGTGATACCAAGTTAACTGAAGTGCCTGAAGTTACAAACCATAAACCATCAGTAGCGGAAGTGCCAGCAGAAGCTAGACCTGCCAAGAAAGTACCTGTAGTTGCACTAACTTCTAAACGAGTTGTGTACCATAGTTTTTGACCAGCTACAAATCCAAAAGATGTGCCTGGTTTGAAAGCTGCAGTTGCAGTAGTTGTGCCACCTGGGGTTAGAACAGCTAAACCGCCCAAACCAGAAGCTACTGCTAATGTAGAACTTGCACCAGAGATGGTAAAGTCTTCAGCATTAACAGACATGAAATCGTTAGAGTAAGTTGCTACGCCATAGCCTTGATCGCTTGTGCTATTGAAAGGATCAGGAAGTGGATAGCTTGAGAGTGGTTTGCCTTTAGCAACGGTGGCAATACCGTATGTAAATCTTGTTGGTGTGCCCATTTATATCTCCTAAAAGTGATGGGTTCACGTCATTTAAGACGTTTAGGATAAAAGAATTATTACTTAGGGTAATGCAAAGCTTCTACTTTATGTAGACGCTTCTTTTTAAAGCCAGAATCTTGGCCTTCTTTGTTTTCTACTGCTTGGGTGTTGCCGAGACCTTTAGGTGCGTTCATTTTAGGAATAGCCATGTTGCTAGGCTTGTCCTTAACTACGGCATTCTTAGGCTCTTTAATAATTGGATAGTCCATTATTTGTCCTTAAGAAGGAAAGGAAAGGGATCTTGTGAACCCCTAACCTTCCTATTATAACACAAACTAGTTCAAATGTAAAGAACTAATTATGGGCCGTTTACGCCATAAACTGCACGTGGGTCTGTCCAACCAAAGCTGTAACGCTCATAGCCTTTAGCTTTAGCATTCATGGTATCAAAATCATTGTCCATGTCAAAGCTAATGCCAGTACGTTCAAAGTACTGCATACCGCATTGGATATTAGTACGTAAGAACCAAGCGTGTGGGCTTGTGAGGTAATGGTTCATAGTGATACCTTCTGGAATGGCATTAGTTGCCTTCAGAACGTTGATATCGTTATTTGCAGTACCTGATTGGAATACAGACTTCAGAATGCGATTAGCATTGTACCATTCTTGACGAGCTACGATCAAGCTACGTGGCATAACGTTAATGAGCAAACCACGGTCATTTTGGAAACCCATAATTGCTACAGTTGCATCTTCCAAAGAAGCTTCGGAGAGGTCAACAGAAACAGTAGGGGTGTTAGCGAAAGTGCCACCAGAAGTATTAGGGTGTACTAATGAGCACAAAGGTTGATTATCGCCACCTGTGTAGGTTGCATTAAACGCACGGTTGTAAACGTTAGCACCAACGTTTTCTTTGGTTTGACGGAAAGACATTGCCAACGCAGCAGCACGACGCTTAGAAACTTGCTCATACAAGTTGTCATCCAACTCTTCTTTAGTTACAATGTAACCAAGAGCGTATGCAACGTGTGTGTAGCGAGTTACGAAACCTTGGACTTCTGAGTCATATTGAACGCCAGAGCCTTCAGATTTAACAGGAGCAAGACCGAATCCAGTTAACTGAACGTCTTCCTCGTAGTTTTGATGTGAAGTATCTTTGTCGAACAAGTGAATGTATTCTTCAGGATGTTCGTCATAGGTTTGTCCCCACCAAGCTTTGATACCAGGCCATAGGGCCTTTGGGTGAGTACCAGTTGTAATTACACCAGCCATTTTATATATCTCCTATTAATTAAGCACCGAAGGCTTGTTTGTATTGGTGTTTATTGAAAACAACCAATAGATTATTGTAAGCACCAGGGGTGTTTGTAGGCTCTTGGAACATACCAACGATCTGGAACATAGAAGCTGCAGTAGCTGAAGCATCGGCAGTTACATAAGTAGCTGATAATGGTGAAGACTGTGACAGTGTTGTTTGGTTAGCTGTAATTGTAGGAACAGCAGTAGAACCAACTTTAGCATCAGCAGAAGCGTTAGCTTGAACTTGGAACACTACGGTAGGATCAGTTACAACATAAACATAAGAGTAGCTACCAGAGCTTAAAGTAATGTACAACTTACCTAAGTCAATGTTTGTACCAGCCAAGCTTACGCCAGGGTTAGCTACACGAATAGAAACAATAACGCCCAAAGGTACGTCGGTTGCTGCTGCTTTAGTTACAAGAGCTACACCGTTTGCATCGTTACCAACAGCAGACTTTACGATATCGCCAATGGCGTATGTGTTAGAAGCGTCGTTAGCGATAGCATAGAGGATGCCTTGCTCGTTAAAAGGTGCACCAGTGATTGTGCCGTTAGGCGACAGTCCTGATACGGCATTTACGTTTGCCATTTTTTTTCCTTAATTAGAAAGTTAATTAGTATTTGATGCCAGCGTTGTAGAAACCTGTAGAATCTACTCCAGGTGTTTTACCACCACGAATTGCTGCATCAGTTTTATCGTTACGCTCTTGTAATTGTG